GGTTGGCACCGCTGGCACTTCCAGAGGTGTTAAGTTGTATCTCTGATTAAGTAACTCGTAGGTCTCCCGCTTTGCAAGCGGCAGTGCCGCTGCATATTGTTCAGCCCACATCGGTGCCCGGTCATCCGCTTTGAGGAAGCCTTCTGCTTCAGCCAGACACGCCTTAAAGAGCATGTCATCCTGATGCAGTGACAACCACGTTGTTGGATTACCTACCGATAGTCTCGTTGGACGAGTTACACCACGTGCGTTTAATGTATAAATTGCGTCAGGGATCGGTGAAAGAAGCCAATCCGTCTCATTCGACTCAGCGTAGTATTTAGGTGTAGAGGTTGCCCCTATCACTTGATGATCCCTGACGAAATCAGTTGAACGAAGTTGGAGCCATGTACGTTCGGTTCCAGAATCGTAATAAATAGATTGCCATGTTACTAACTCGGTGTCAGTGATTGGCTTAACCGCTGTAGCAACACCAATAGCAGTAACGGTCGTATCTTCGGATGTGAAGATCGACAAATCGAGATCGCGCCATAGTCGCATCTCGCCAAGATTGATTACCTCATCAATCGAACCAACGAACTCTGCGTCATCATCTTCAAGCCATTCTTGCAGATTGGTAGTTAGCTCTGTGTATGTCTTGTTGCTCATCAGCCAGCCTCTATGTAGAAGTTATTGCCAGCCGTAGCTGTGCCCACGAATGGAGTCGTGAACTCAACGCGAAAGGTTGGTGATGTAACATCAGTAGCGAGACGCGATATATGCCATGCGCCACCACCATCAAGCTCGATAAATAGCCAGTCACCAATGGTATAAACCAGAGCATCAACCGGAACCATATGCGTCTCATTGCCAATCATGGTAGTTTCAAGCGTACCAGCGGCAGCTGTTGCTGGCGCTACCGGAGCTGGCGTTGGTTGTTCTGGATTAGCATAGTCGGCTTCAATCGAAATTTCCGGTGCAGGACGATACAACGCAATAGGATCAGTGACATCTACTGGTATCTCCTGTGGGTGCTTTGGTTCCCACCAATCAGGATGCACAAGCAAACCGGGGATATGACCGTCTTGAACAAGATCGCGGTACATCATCTTCTGGCCTGAACGCTGGCATTCTGCGACAGCATTTCGCCCTCTTGCGTATTGACGCTTACTCATCGGTAACTACTCGATCTCCCTCTGCGCCGCGCCGAATTGGATGTCGGTACGAACCTGACATCACCGCGCTCACGTGCGGCGTTGCTGCCAGTCTTGAATGCATTCTCCGCTTTTTGATACAGCGCCGCCTCAAGATCAGGTGGAGCGAACTTCTCTGCCATTCTGAAAGCTAGACCGTAGGCAAAAGCGTCATACATATACCAAGGGATGTCTGCGGTATCGGCAGCAGTATTCGAGTCCTGAAACTTCAACACTGCGTCGAAGAACAGCTCATCAGTTGAGTTCTCTGGTACGGGCCAGAAGGTCAGCGTAATGCCATCACGCTGCTTGTCGATGAACATCCTGTCAGGGCGTCCCTCGGTTGTCTTCTCTGGAATAGTCAAAAGCTCAGAGCGCGGCATCAGCTGAACAGGTGTATCAACACCATTACGTCTCAGCACTGCACCGATGATGTCAATGACAGTAATTCCTGTCAGACCAAGGTCGAAATCAGTACCCGCAATATACTCCGCTTGTGATTGAACAAGCATGAACGACTGCCGTTCGATACGGAAATCGTGGTATTCCTTCGTCGCCCAGTCAGCAAGCATAAAACGCATGGAGCGTCTGGCCGCAAGAATGTGCCTCACTGTAACCAAGGCAGGGTCTATGCGACAACGCTCCAGCGCTTCATCGACCATTTCAGCGAGATCAGGATTAAATAAATAATCACCTGATGTCGTCATGGTCTTATCCTTGTGCTATGTGGTAACTGACCGATCCAGTACCTGCTGTGATATTAATGCGAACAGCAAACACTGCATAGTCAAATTGCGCAACGGCATTTGCTGAACCACTGCCAAGCAAATTCACCCATGTCGCACTTGCAGGTGCAACATATCGAGCGGTTTCACCAGTTACTACATTGCGTCCAGCCTGACTAGCTGCGTCATACAGAATGTTCTGGTTCGTCCAGTCCACCGTGAACGTAACTGTACCGTTCGCAATGACCTGAATGTTCAGCTCATCCATGCTACAGACGACAATATAAGTCGCGCCAACTCCGGCGGCTGTTTGTCCAACTATGGGTCTAACGCGGGTATGTCCCATGACTCACCCTCCTTAGTTGTTCTGCTTGCCGTCATCCTGCATAACCACCTCGATGAGAACGGTGATGTTGCCGGAACCGGCTGTGCCAGTACCATCATCGCCAGCAGTGATTTCAGTGTCTGCCGTCAACGCTACACCAGTAGCGAGAGAGCCGAGACCTGAGAAGCCAAGCTGCGCTGTGGTCGTACTGACTGAGCCGTCGATGTAGCCATCGGCTGTGCCAGTGATACCAACATCAAATGCAGGCGATGTGCCACCAGTGTGATCACTGATAATCATCGCGCCAATAACGATAGCGCCTTTCGGAAGATACACGCCAGTTGCCGTGGTGTTTGCTGCCGCGCCGTCGAAGGTAACCGGAACATAGTGTGGAACTACACCCGGAGTTGCGTTGTTGCTTATCGAGTTACCAGCTTGCCGCCAGTATCCCTTTACTGTTGATCGAGTTCCCATCTGTCTGTCTCCAGTCTCTTGCGAGTCTTCAGGGTAAAGTTAGAGAGCTGACACCGGGGCTACTTAGGTCGCGCAGCATTACCTGCGCTTGCCACCGTATAACCCCAGTGTCGCTCAGACCGCTTACGTGCTTCCAGAACTTGCGAAGGCACCACGGTAGTCCGACCATCCGAACGAGTACCGTTCACGCGCCTTGTAGCGCATGTTGCCGGTTTCGAAGTCGCCTTCGAGTCCACGTTGAATGTTCTTTCTGACCATGTGTTTCAAACCGTCCTGCTGATCAGTGATCAAATACCAACCATTCGGGTCAGTAAGTCGGTGGTTCTTGTAGCAACCGCCGGGGATCATGCCCATTTTCTTCATGGCATTGATGTCATTATCCGCAGTGCCGGGGCGATACGGAGACATCAGGAGCCTTTCAGCAACGAACATCAGATCAGGTGGAACGATCAGCTTCTGTGCTCGCACAGCAATTGGAATGCTGCGCTCATCCACAAACTTGCTGATTGCGATCATCGCCTCTTCGAGAGAGGTTTCAGACAGGTCAGCCTGTGTCGTGAACGTGTTCGATTGCGTGCCGCCGCCGAAGAGCGGATGCGCCGTCGAGAACAGAGCAACTCCGTCGCCGCCCGGAAAGGCAGCATTGAAGCCGTTGTTCAGAACTGCCGCACCTTTAACTTCCTTGGTGTGCTGCATCGAACGTGCCAGAGCCTTCGAGTACTTGGAACCGATTGATCCGTAGAGATTATCTTCCTCGGCTTCTTCCGTAAGGGAGAAAGCGAGAGCGATTGTCTCATGGACGTAGCGGCTGACGAATGCTTCACCACCCTGATCATAAGCGACCGGAGCACCTTCGGCCTTAACAGGAGCACCTGCCAGACCTGCGAGCAATACATCTTCCTCGTATGCTTTTGTTGAATTCTCAACAGCGAAGATAGGACGCCACTCCTGCTCATAACGCTTGTATTCCAAACCGAATACTGTGTTGAGACCCTCTTGCAGCTGCTTTCTAAAGCGAGCGCGATTCATGATAGCCATTTATTTACGCTCCTTTATTAAGCTGTTGGGTAGGCGGCATTGAACTGGCCTTCGTTGATAAGAACTTCAACTTTGGCGTTAGCACCATACTCAGAGGGGTAAATGCCGCTCGGTTCTTTTGCAAGACCGAGAATGAGTACCTGACCAGTCGCGCCGAACGTGCTGTCAACTTCGAAGCCGGATATGCCGGTGGCAGCATTACCTGCTCCCGCGACAATATCAGCAGCCAAGCCAACATCAGCTTCTGCGATGGTAAGGCATTGTGCGCGATAAACGATGTTCGGGTCGGTATATACGAACGCAACTGCGTCCTGCGTACCAGCCGTTACAGTTCCATCCACCCACCTGTTGGCCCAGACAACATCTCCGTTTGCTGCAACGTATTGGCAACCTGCAAATACGCCTAACAGTACTTCGGTAGCAGCCGCAACGTCGATGTCGCGTCCTGCACCAGCAAGGCGAACCATGTCGCCAGCAAAGATGTCAACTGCGGTTCCAGATGGGATTGTGAAGCTATCGTCATATCGCACAACACCACCGTTTTGGTGGCGTACGGGAGTGAACCCGTTAGGTGCGTCGAGATTTGCCATTGAACATTACCTCAGTCATCGTCGGCCACTCCAACGGGCTGAACCCTGTGTGCTGGATAAGACACCGACGTTTTATGTTCCCTCACAATCGGATGACCAGCTATCTGGGTTGACTCAAGGTCATGTTCAACACTGCGCATCTGATTGGCGGTTGCCGATTCGATGGCGCGTTTGCGCTGCTTCAGGACACGAGAGTCGATCTCCATCAAGATGAGATCATCCACCACAATCATCCCTTCAGACTTGTCAGCGAAATTTGCGTAAATGCGCCACTCTTCTGGCAACGTGTCTGGAGCACGTGGTCTCCATCCTTCACGCCAACTTCTGTTCAAGTTCTTGGGATCATCCGCACCTCGCAGAGATTTCCTAACCCAACGCTGTTCCATACCTTCGCGTGGGTCAGGAGCATCAAGACTCGATGGACGAATCCACTGAGTCGCTTCCTGTTGGTGGGTGGCATCGTACTCCGACATCTCGTCCACACGAGACTCGTGTCCATGGTCAGTGCCATGGGTAGTAACAGCGGGTTTCGGTGCTACTTTCTTTCCTGATTTCTTAGCAATCATCGTCGTGCTCCTTGTTCGGCTTCGCGTTTATTTCTGGCAAATTCTTTCAGAACCTCTGGATCATTCGTATCCAGATTGAACTGCCTCATAGTTGCGAAATCGTCCTCCGTAAGCTCGACTTTGCTGGTACTTGTGCGCTGGCGACGTGATTCATTACCACCAACTGGTGCGACAACAGGTTTACCTCGACGTTTGTCAGGCTTATCCTCTTTGTCGTACTTGTCAGTGTCATCGGCAGCACCCAAGTCATCATACAGGTTTGGCTCTTTCTCCCTTAATCGTCTGTCCAGTTCTTCAAAATAGTCAGGCGAATCAGGACGGTAGCCATCTGCAAATACTTCTTTATCTAAGCGATTGGCAAGGCGCGTTTGACGTTCAAAGCCTTTCGCGCCGTACCAATCTCCCCGGTCTTCCATCCATTTGTCAGCAAGGCTAACTTTGGACTTCCCACCTTCTGGGGAAATCTTATCATCATATGGCTGTACAATACCATCAGGTGATAAAGAATCAAGGCGAGATTCAGCTAAAACCTTGTCAGCTTTCAGATCAGACAGCCGCGACGTAAGTCGCACCTGATCCTTGGTGTTACCGGCTTCGATGGCTACCGTCC